CATATATATATGGCGTATATATGAAAAATGTTACTATTTCTTAGTCTTTTTTACTTTTCCTTTATCACACACCACGTTTCCATCCTTTCCAATCATCGTTGCGAATGGACAGTAAGTACAATTTTTGTTGTTCTTTCCTGCTATTTTTGGATATTCGATATCGGTTCGTTTAAATCCGTTCGAATCAAACGCATATTCAACAAACTCTTTCAACCTAGAATACGACTCTTCTACGGTTTTCTTTCCAGAAAGAGGTCTCACTATCTGTAATTTGGTCTGAGGAAAGTCAACGTTCTCATATAGCTTCCGCTTTAAAATAAAAAACTGAACTTCTATATCGGAAAGTTTCACCTTAAATTTATCCGAATAGAATTTTTTATACAATAGAACTTGGTCTAGTAACAACAGATCTTCTTTTTGATATTTATTCCATCCGTTGGTCGACGTTTTTATATCGAATATTTTTATTTTACCGGTGTCTTTCTCCTTTAACACCAAGTCTATAAAACCTTTTATTTTTACGTTGTTAGCTATTTCTTCATCCAATTCTATTTCTATTCCGACCAATTCGTATTCATTTCTATTAAAATGGTCGTTTCTCACTTTCTGTGAAAGCACATGTTTTAATATATCTATACCATCCTGTATATGTTCTCTACATTCATCCAGCGTTATAACGACTCCGCGTTCTGTCTCTTTTTTGAATTCACTTAAAAAGACCGATTTAAATCTATCGAGATAATCAAAATTTTCTACTGCAATCGAACCTTGCTCAAAATATATAGTAAGATAATCTTGTAGGGCTTCGTGTATTGCCGTTCCAAAAATAGTGGATACGCTTCCCTCAAACTTTCCCAACTTATCTATTTTATCAAATTTCCACGAAGCAGGACACTTCATATATTGTTTATACTGAGAGTAGCTTATATAGCCCTTTCCAGTTTCATATGTTCCTTTCTTTTTATCTACGATTGGTTGGCTAACCTCGGGTTCGAATAAATCATTCATATTAATTAAAGTATTTTTTATAAAATTCAGTTACAATCGGTATCAAAGAATCGTAAGATGGATCGGTGTCCCAAACGATATTGTAGTTCGACAAACTGTCCAACTGTGGAGCGTGTATTTTTTCTTCATAAGTCGGTTCAGGTGCTCCGATTCTTTTTATGTTAACGAATACCATCGAATCGCCATATATAGATTTTAGATACTCATATTCATTCAGGAATCTTAGATCTGTTATCACTGGTATATCGTCTTTAATATGTTCAGACGGAAAATGATTTTCGGAACGTGATATTTGTTCCACGACTTTCTTCACCCAATAATCAATGTCTATACTCCTACATATTTTTCCAGTTTCGATTAATATTGGTCGAAAAAGTTCTTTCTCAGATGGTTCCAGTTTATGTATAGGTTTGTTGAAAATTGACCTACATAAAGGACTACAATACTCTTTTAACGCATCGGCAAAAGCGTATCTTCGAAACGTATGTGGTTTTATATCATCTAAAATAGAAAAGAAAGTATCTTTTCCGACCATTCTAGTAGAACCCAATGCTATCAATCTTATTTCAGTTTTCATGTTATATTATTTTTTAAATACAATTCCGGATTTTCATGTATGTTCCCTACCACTTTTACGTTTTTCAATTGATTGAATAACCAACCGTGATTTCCATCATAATAAAATTCTCCAAATACAAACGCTCCGACTTCTTCTTCAAACCAAACCTTTTCATTTACATGGTCAAACTTTTGATTGAAATTGGTTGTAAAATTTACCAAATCTCCCTCATATATTTCAACCCCATTCACATCTGTAAAGCCGGTAGATTGCATGACTGGTGTGGATTCGTGATAAATTGTATTCGCGTCACTTAAACATGCGGAATCTGTTTTACTCATTCCTTCGACGTAAAACACACCGAGTTTTCCAGCGAGCACTTTATAATCCATCGAATATCCATTCCATATTCTAAATTTATTCTTTTTCATACTTCCTTTCGTATTTATAGAATCCTTTACCAACAACTTCTTCGTGGAGTTTTCTCATTTCATTCAATGTAACTTCTCTTTCTCGTGTCGTTTTATCTTGTTTTCCCATCAACATAATAGCAAAATCGTCCGATTGTCTTGCTTTTAGTATATCCTCGTCCGAGTCGAAGTGCTGTGGTGCCAAGAATGAATGATCTTGCCTCATCGCCATACTGGTTAACAATTCAATCGGAGGCTCGATTGGAACAACAACGAATCCATCAGACACATCTTTCTCTCTGAGCGAACGTTCAATATATGATTCGATCAGTTCCGCCGCATAACGGCATGTCATATCGCCATTTTGACATCTCTGCAATACTTCTAATATATCTAAGTCTATTTTCATTTTAATAACTTTTTAATTTCTTTTTCGTCGAACCCATGTTCCTCATAAATCGACTTGACTACATCTTCTGTCAAGATATCCAAATTCTCAATAACCTCTCTCGAAGATATCATAAAATAATTTCTAAGAAATTCTATTACTTCATCCGAATATTGGTTCTTTTTTTGACTCTTTATATATTTTGCGTATATCTTTTTCTTCGGAACTATACCAATGAGAACTTTATAATATAATCTTGGCTCCAGTGATTGATATCGCTGAATTTCATTTACGAATTCTACGCATTCCGGTATCATGGATAATAACTTGTTTATCATCCAATTTGACCACGTTTTTTTATCCGATTCGGTCAATGTATCAAAGTAGTTCGGATCTTGTTTTGTCTGTAAATGGTTAAAATGGTCAAATAGAGTTTTCGTTTTTTCCATTTAACCTTTATAAACCAAGCTTTGCTTTTGTCAAATTATAAATAGTATCGTCTTTTTCTATTCCAATCCAACGTCTGTTTAAATTTTTGGCAGCAATCAATGTGCTACCAGAACCAGCGCAGTTATCTAACACAACATCATTCTCATTTGAATAGGATTTTATCAAATATTCCATCAATTCAACAGGTTTCTGAGATGAATGTATTTTTTCTTTCGAATCATTATTTACTACCGGAATTTTAATAACCGACCGAGGGAACCTATCCGTTCTTCCTCCTGTGTTAACCAATTCCTTTACCGCCCCATACGTCTCCGCTCCTCTGGATTTTCGAACGCACGCGTTCATTGGTTTGTGCCCAGTTGTCTTTTGTGGGTTATACGTGGGAGGTTTTTTATAAAACACCAGTATTGATTCATGTGAACGAAGGGGTTGTTTTTTTGAATTTAAAAATCCGGTAGACTTGTTCTTTTCCCAAATCAAATCATATTTGAATAAATCAAAGTTGGAAGATATTAATTTTGTACGAAACGGTTCGGTTGCCGTGAATATCATCGCTCCGTTGTCTTTTATTATTCTTTCATATTGTCCCCACAAAGGAGCAAACGGAATTATTACATCCCATGAACGGTTGGTTACTTCGTAAGGTAAATCACATATAATTAGATCAATAGATTTATCATCTATGTTCTTCATCACGTCGATGCAATCTCCTTTATATAAATTATTTAATTGTAAACTCATTTTTAATATGTAAATTTCACACCACCAGAATATCCACGTTTAATATAAACAGCACCTAATTGAAAACCGGTTTGGGGCCAAGGTTTTGGTGGAGTATCAACGAATAAAATTTCAACAAATCCAAATCCATTCTTTTGTATATCTCGCATCCGAGCCTTCATAAAGAACGCATTAACCAAACATAGAAAAACTATGTTGTCTGAGACTTCCATAGACTTATTTAAAAATGGGCGAAGCTGTGACCAAGGAGGATTCGTCACCACCCAGTCCACTTTTCCTTTATAATCGAAGAAATCTTTTCCTTTATCTATTTCACACCAATCTATTGTCAGTCCATTAACGCCCAAAAGTGCTTCGGTGAAAACGCCGTTTCCCTCGCATGGTTCTAGTACACTAACGGATGGCGGGACAAAATGACGAACGATTTTGTCTGCTAAGTCGACTGGAGTATATACTTTATCATTTCCTCCAGTTGGGGCGAGGGGTCTTGATTTTTTAGTATTAACGTCCATATTATTTTTGTTCAAACCACTTTCCTTCTCTTCCGCACACATTCGGATAACGAAGTTTTCGTATCTCTTGCGGGGACGCTGCGTATCTAAACGAAATGGTTCCACGGACCAAATCAACAAGTTCTTTTCGATTTTGTTTATGATTGCATACGTCATACTCTTCTTCGCCGTTATGTCCTCCCTTCGACTCGAAGTATTTACAGTTTATACAGAATTTTAGTTTAGTTTCGTTCATAATTTTTTATTGTTTAGTTGTTTGATATAGTAATTTTTTTAATTCTTCTTTTCCCAACTCCTTATTATCGAACAGCTTGAAGGCAAATCCAGAACGATTTGTTTCTTTTCCCCACATCTGGAATATTTTGTCGGCTGCATCTTTTCTAGAACCGGAACGAAGTGGTATTACACGAATTTTCATTTCCTCAACTATTTTGTTAACTTCCTTCATTCCGTCACAGATTATGCTCAAAAATCCACGAACCATTTCAAAACATTCATAATCGAATTTCTGAATTAATAGTTCCTCGAATTTTTTATACTCCGGCATTCCAAATTCAAAAAATAAATCTACCGTATTTTCGTAAGTTGCATTTGATTTAAAATAATGTAATTTTAAATAATATTCAGTTTTTATTTTATGAATGGTCTGGTCTCCGTTTGAATACAGGCATACTCCTTCAACATCTTTCATCTTTTCTATGGTAGAAAGTAGTTCGGCGAGGTTGTTGAACGAATAATATTTGGGTCGCTTCGTTCCAAGGAAAGAAGCGATTTTATCTAATTCGGATTGGTTCATGAGCGAGTAGTCCGTTTTGTCCACCGCTCCGATTAAAATAAAATCTGGTTCATGTCCATAGTCCAAAACTATCTTTAGGTTTGGAGTAACAATTTCAAACAGGAGACTGTACTTTGAATTTTCCCGTAACCAAGTCTTTATGTTTGGATATTTTTGCAGACAATAATCGAAATCATAGTGGTTCTCCATCGTATTATACGAACACGTTCCTCTAGTACGCATAGAGATCTGGGAATTTACCCAATCCAATATACACAAGCTTCCATCTATCTTGTCCAGTATCTTACATCCGTTCAAAAACTTAGGAACTGGGAAATTCTCCGGATTTTCACCGAAGTTCGTGAACTTCGGAAACCCAGCAGATAGCAGTTCTCCATCTTTTGACCATATCGATGAACGGAATATCTTGGTTGACTGGGTGAATCTGGTTCCTATATGGTTTGGCTGTACCAATATGGCGTCGATCCCTTGAAATAGAACGTCTTTCACCAACAATTCTTCTCTGTTTATTGAGTCTATATTTATTTTCATTCCATTACCGTATACCACGGTTTCTTGGATGTCAAGATCCAAAAATCACTTGTCCCAATCTACTACATCATATCTCCCAACAAATACTCCATATGACAATTTAATTCTATTTACAATTGATTTAAAAAAACAAAAATAAAACGGCAACGGTCTCGCAGGAATCCATCTGTCTTTTATTTGGACTTGTGAATAACACAGACTACTGAAATCGGAGCAATTAATTTTTTGAGGTTGATTCATTTTCTTCAATTTCCTTATAGAAATCTAAACATTTCTGATTCACTCTTACTCTGTGGTGTTTGAATTCGGTAAGTGACATTGCCTCTAAATCTCTCACTCTCGACAAGGCAACATAACACATTCCATCAGCAAATGCTTCTGATAAGTCGATGACCGCTCTATCAAGAGTACTACCTTGAATACGATGTATAGTAACTGCATACGCGATTCTCAATGGGATTTGAGTTCTGGATGCTACAACCTCCATCGTCAATTTCCCTTTTGACGGTTTTTGTTCCCTTAGCTCGACACTATAATTTGTTATAATATGTTCTCCTGTTTTGAATTTAACTTTAACATTTCCGTCTGATGTATAACCAGTCACTTTACCAATTGAACCATTAACCAGTCCATTCGGAACATCAATGTTTCTTAATAGCATTACTTGTGCTCCAATCTTTAATTCAAGAATTTCTGGAATTGGTGTGTGCTTATTAAAAAACTCGGTATGATATGGAGAACCGGTATCTTTTGCGTAAAATCTCTTTACATCCCCGTCTACCTCTTTTAACATTTCTTTGTTCAATATTTCGACATCCGCGTTTTTACAATATAGGAATACTGGATCTATGCCATCATCTGGGAACTGTCCATCAACTCTCTCTTTGAGAATGTGGAAATTATCCAGACATCCGACCCTCAATTCATTTAAGAGAGTCGCAAATCTTTTATCGTTTATTTGACGAATGATTTCTTTCAAATATACGATCTTTGGATTTGAATTTTTCCAAGATTCGGACTCAAACACAAATTCTTCGTCTTCTCCATTTTTCCAAACCGGGGGGAGCTGGAGCATGTCACCGCAATAAACAATTTGCATTCCTCCGAATGGCTCTTTAGAAAACCGAATTGATTGAAATAATCCATTTAATTTATTTATCAAATCTGACTTTAACATAGAAACTTCATCTATGACAAGAACATCAGTTTCTACAATTCTATTGTGTGCGACCTTGTTTCTATTAACTTTATCTATCAAATCGTCTAATTGAAGGTCTCCGAGTCCTATACCAGCCCAAGAATGAATTGTTTGTCCTCCCACATTATACGCAGCAACGCCTGTTGTAGCCGTTATAGCAACATTTACGCCATTCTTTGATAAGAAGTCCATTAACCCCTTTAATGCGTAGCTTTTTCCAGTTCCGGCAGGACCAGAAATGAAAATATTTCTCTCTTCAAAATATGCCTCGTAGAATTTCTTCTGACAGTCGGTTGATGTTTTGAAAAGATCGGTTTCTTTGAATTTTTCGTAAAGTTTTTTGCTGTTGCTCATTGAGTTGTTAATCTACACAGTTCTTATTTAAGTGCAAGTTATAAAAATCATGCTTTATAACTTTCATATGCGTTATCCGGTAACTTGTCCAATTCTTCTCTCCAAGCACCGTCCGCTTTCATTTGTTCAATTCTTTTATTTAGTGGTTTTTGATTTCTTCTAATACAACACCAAACAGTAGATCCCCATTTTTTATTTCTTAAATGTTCTTTGTACAATTTAGGAATTTCATCATATGGTAAATCCTCTGCGTCGGCACATGCATACGCAAATATGTCACTACAGAGAACGGACAGCACGACCGAGTGACCACCGGATTTATATACTTCCCCTATTTTTAAGGAGTCATAAGAAAAATCTCTACTAAATGCACAGAATAAGACCTCCTCTTTTAATAAAATTGAAAGAATTTGTTCAGCATCGAAATATTCTTTTCCATCCATTTCATAAATCAAATCATCGTCGTTCATATCTTCTTATTCTTAAATGTAATTTCTAACAATCCATCAATCATCTCAGTCTTCGCATCCAGAAATATAGCGGGATATTTATCTTTAACCAATTCATATACTTGGTTAAAAATCAATCTAATCTCCCATTCTGCATGACTGGATGTTCTTAGCTCAATAAGATGTCGCAAAGAGCGTAAATTCAAAGAAAAACCGAGTTCATTCGCTTGTCCGTTCGGTAATAATCTACGCATGGCAGAAGTTAATTTTTTCTTCTTCGCAAAGGATTTTTCATTTTGGATATCAAGTCGAGTTTCTACTTTTTTATACCACTCTTCAAGATAAGCTCTCGCCTCTTCGACCAAATCAAATGCCGGTTCTAGAATCGGATCGATTACTACATTGAGAGTATCGTTTCTGACATATCTACCGGAGGTTTGAGAATATGCGGAACCGACTCTATGACGAACCATTTCATGCGTGTAAACCCGAGAACAATCCTTAACAAGAAAGTTTAATTGACAGTGTTCAAATACTGAACCGTGTCCGCTTTCAACGGTTCCAATGATATTATCTCGTATCGCTCGAATCTTAGAAATGTTTTTATTCTTTCCCAGTGAGAGTGAAGCATAACAAAGTTTAGCATAGAACGAACAGAGAACTTCTCCATCACTCAATCCTTCCCTTTTTGCTTGAGTTATTTCTTCCACGAACACCGTTTGATCGGTATCTTGTAGATATTCAACCAATCCGTCCATATTAGCGGACGTATATCCCACAAGGTATGTTTTTGGTGTTACAAAATTTTTGTTTTTAGTGCTCATACTTCCACCTCATAAGCCTTCATTTCAATGTGTATATCGGGAATTCCACCGTTTTCGACTGGGTGTTTACATTCGAGATAATAAATCTTATGCTTTCCGGACTCCTTAAATTTTGAGTATTGATCTTCGATGCTAATGTTCGAAGGAATCAATTTTTGTCCATTTTTATATATTCTATCTTCCGGTTTTTCTTCGAATGTAAATCCTTCAGATGTTAATTCTTCTTTCAGTTTTTGTAATGTTTTCATAATTTTTTAATCTTCTCTATAAATTTTCTCAACACGTTTCTTCTTTTGATTGGTGAGTTAAACTCATCCGCATGTTCGCCCATAAGATATTCAGTTGCTTCTATAACTTTTTTCTTTATTTTCGATGACATTTTAATTCTATTATCTAATAACAATGCACCGAACATTTGCCATTCAATAGCATTATCCTCATTCCAGAATTTTCTATTTGGAAGAGTCTTCACTATTTTCGGAATGGCTTTCTTGAACTGAGGAATTAAGAACATTGGGATGCCTGTTCTATTAGGTAAAAGAATGTCGTTTTCTAAAAGATATTCCTCGTCCACCTTCGTAACAAAAGAAAGATTTGCCTTTTTTATAAATGAATAATGGAGACTTTGTGTGCCATCTCCATCATAAATTCCATATCCGGACCACCCCACGTTATGAAGCTCCTTTTGATGCTTTTGTTCGGTCTTCTTCTGTGAAAGAATATGCTCTACATGCTCTATATTCAGTCGTTGCATCCGCAAGTGAATCAAATGTAGAAGATATGCCTACCTTTGTGAATCCAAGAGTAGAACCCAATGACATACCATACCCCTGAGCAACTGAGATTGCGTCTATATTTGTTCCGAGGAAAACAAAGTTCCATTTATAAACATCTTGTTGATGTGACACTTTTTCCTTCATCTGTTCCAGAGTAAATTCGCGACTTTGATTTTCTTCTCCGTCAGTAAGCACTATAACTATCACACTTTCCGGTCTGTCGTCTTCCGGTGTATTACTTAAACGCTCTCCTACTTCATTTATCGCCTTACAGACAGAGTCAATTAACGCCGTTCCCCCTCTAGGTTCTATGTTTACCCCAGTAACATCTTTTATATCTTTCAATTCAAATACCTTTTCGTGACTATTGTCGAATTGATATAGAGTTACATATGCCTCTCCTTCAATCAACTTTTGCTTTTCTAAGAACGCCTTGAATCCAAGTTCAATGTCGTTTTTTATGGTGGACATGCTACCGGATCTATCTAATACTATTACTATTTCTGATTTGTTTTTTTTCATATTTTTATTTGTGTTTTACTTGATTCTTAACTTGATTTATTTCTTTTTGTTGTCGTCTCATTTCCCGTTCGACTTCATCTAAATCACTTCCAATTACATGCATTCTTTTTATTACCGCAGTTTGTTGATTTATCATACCAACACAATCATTCACGGTTTTTATTACTTTTTGTGTGTCCTCATGTGCTGTTTTAGATACCGACACAATCATCACATTTAACCATCGAATGTATCCAGCAGCCAATATTATGAATAGCGGTAATATTATTGAAGGAAAGAAATAAGATGTGATTGCCAGTAAGGGAACTATAATCCAATATACAATGTTCATTTCAATACAATAAAAAATCTCCTTGATTTTGTCAAGGAGATTCTTCTGTTATTCGGATTTTTTTCCTACGATAAATGGACCCCAAGCAGGGTGCCTAACTTCCGTTATCGTCGTACTGATAGGAACTGGTTGAGGGGCTTTTGGTTGTCTTATCAACTTAAGTCCAACTTCATGTGCCGGTTTATCGGCTTTCATTCTGTTTAACTTAATATCACATGTCACCATGTTTTCGAAGGTGTTTTTTCCACCTTTAGAAACAGCAACGTAATGGTCTATATCAGCCTCTTTGCGAGTAAGCTTTCTACCGCTGTATTGACACACCAATCCGTCACGTCTCAAAATAGCATCTTTTGTGGGACGTGGGTTTTTGAATGGCATTTTGTTAAAATTAGGCGCAATAAGAACCAAAGGCGCACGAATGTTTAACTTAGCGGAGCGAACGACAAGGTCGTATTCTCTTATAGGAAGATTCACCCAATCTTCCCATTTAACTGGGTTCATGTAAACTGGGTTGTTGAAGTCCCATTCTCCATTTTCGTTCTTTTGGTATTCTATATCCAACACCATCGCCGTTTTCGTTTCTCCCGTAAGGTCAACGATTGCGTTTTTTACAGTCGTG